GTTGCTGTCTTAGTAGTTAAACCTAAGTTATTAAACTTACGGTCTAACACTTCAAGTGTAGTTTTACGTACACTTGATCCCACTAATGGTAAAAACCTCTCACGAGGGTAAACCGTGTATAGTGTATTCCCCACAACATCTCTCCAAGGAGAGGTGTCGTTAATTCTTATGAACTTAGTAAAGTTCATAGGCATAACAGTGGCGAATTGAGCTGCATTCTGGTCGAATGCTAAGGTAGGAGTCATCGAATAAATCCAATGATTCTTACCTGATAAGGTGTCTACAGAGTAATTCATACTCCGGATACGCCCGTTATAGCTCATAAGATAAGACTGTCTATTATCATCAGACAATAATGAGAAATAAAGTTCTATTCTTTTCGATTCAGGCAAACCGGATGGGTTAAAACCACATCCACCTAAATAGTCAGGTATAACTTTAATAAGATCAAAGATTTCTCTTTGTTTTGGTCTCATTAGTCTGCGATAACGTTCTCCAAAATGTTTAGCTAAATCAATAAATGAATCGTCACTTACGTGGCGCCATTTAAGTTGAGGTGTAACACCTTCTGGTGTTATGATTTTACCACCAAACTCTGTTAAGAGATTTGATGATATAGTCTTACTTGGGGCATATGGAATATCCATGGCCACAAGAGCTCTCACATATTTAGCATACAAAGCATCATCCAAAATAACAACATCATCGCCTAAGACGAAAAATGCGTCATTATGTGAACCCCCATTTAATGCATATAAAAGCATTCCATGGGTTAGAGCAAAGATAGCAAACGATGGTATTAATCCCAACGGTTGTCCAGTCTTCCAAGATAGTAATGAATTATCTGGTAGTGAACTTATCCAATTACCTCGCGAAAGATCAGCGAATAGTTGGACAGCATCTTTACGATGATACAATGTATTGAGTACTTCTAGTTGCAAAGCTAGAGGAAACCTGTCTGTAGCATTTGATAAATCAACTGCGTGACAAGTTTTTTTACTCTTCATATGATTTTGGAGTATAAGAAATGGTCGATCTTGCTCGTGTGTACAATCCCAAGGTAACATAGTTAACTTGGAATATAGATCACGGGCAAGGGGAACCAGAGCTGCTTGATAAACCCTAGCAGGGTTAGCAACAGCTCTCAGCTTCAGACCGGGTTCTTGGATCAAACCAATTTTACCGACTGAAGATGTGTAACGATCACTCTGTCTAACATATCTATAGAAACCTGAAGGAGTTTTCACTCTTTCAAATTTCCTATTGTCTGTTATACCTTGCAATAAAGGCCCAAAAATACTTGGGTACTTTATAGATACACTGTTACCAAACAATGTACCATCGATGAAACTCATCGCGCAATTAAGAGTGTTTTCACCTTCTGGATATGATTTCCCATTTGCATGGGGTTCACGTCTAGTAGAAGAAACAGGATACATACACAGGGGATCCGGATTAGGGTAAAAACTCCTTTTCGGAAACCATTGTAAT